ATAAATGGTAATAGTTTATCTGCATCAATAGCTCCTTGAAGCGGAGTTTGCTTTATGATGTCATTTCGGGTTATAAATAGTGCGTATGCTGCCATCGTTATTGGTTATTAAATTCTAATTCATTTTCCATTTGTTCAGTATTCTCCATTTGGTCATTCACAGTTTCTTCTACCTCTTCGATTGTTTCACCAGTCTCTTCAGCAGTTTCTGATAGTATTGCCAATGGAGTTAATTGGTCAAAGTATAGTTCAGTTTCATTACCCCATCCACCTTTTCTAAAGATATCAGCAAATGATGATATAATAGTATTTTGGAATGGTTGTATTGTCATTGTTTGCATGATACTAAACGCTGTTTTCATTTCCTCACTCTGAGAGGAGAAACCATTGTTAGCGGTACGGATACCAAAGAGAAGTGGAGATGTTACTCTATTTGCCACTAAGATTCGGTCCTGAGCGTACTCAGCAACGTATTGTTGCTTCTCATGTAAGTTTTCCGTTTGAATTGCTTCAATTGTTGGTTTGTTAGCTGGGTCATCGTTAAATGATAACATAAATCTACCAGCGTTTCTAGTACCAGTAAACTTGTTAACAATGTTTGTTTCAATCGTTTGTCTTTCTTCAGGTGCAGGAACTCCGTTGTTCAGGTTAACCATTACCAAAGGAAGGAAGCCATTTTCTATGTTGTTGATATGTAGATTACTTAATTCAGCTTCTACAAATGAGAACTGAAGTGCAGAAATCCAATCGGGCATACCATAGTAGTATGTACCTGGAGAATAGTTCTTACCATAGTACAATTCCATTGAATCATTGGATGTACCGAATGCTGGAATTATCTTCTTATGTTTTTGTTGTCTCATATCAGTCCAATCCGTACAGTAGTAATATGTTTCTACTTTTGGTTTATCATATAACTTTTCAGCTCTTATGTTTTGTACTGGAATGTGATAGATTTTCTTAACCTTAGTATGGTCATCATTCCACCACACTTGTGCAGCAAAGTTACCATATAGTTTTAAATCAAAAGATATTTTCTTAACATCTTCTTGGTCAATCATTTTAGCTAAAGCAGCATCAAATAAATCATTCTTAGAGTACATCCCTTTACCGAAGATTAAATCGGCTATACCTTCAATACAAGCTGAGTTAGTTGTTGAGGTATTAAATGCATCTGTTACAATTGAGAAAAAGTCATCTTGGTCCATTATACCAATTGGTACCCAACTGTATCTTGTTTTAGTATCTTCAGTAATGATTGGAATATCTTGCTGAGATAAATTTAATACTGAGAAGTTTGTTTGTTTCTTCATATCTTAAAATAGTATGTATTCGTTTGTAGTTACATTGGATTTGAAATCATCATCTAAATGTGATTTGTATTGTGTTGTATCCAATGATGATGATGCAAACACTTTATATGTACCATACCAAACTTTGTTGCTACCACTATCTTCCATATAAGCTCTATATTCACCACCATCAATAGCTCCACTAATATTAGCATCAAATTTAATAATTGATTCTGATGAAGTGTATTCAGCTGATAAAGATTGTGATGTATTAACTAAAGTTTGCATGTTTTGGTAATACAATGTGAACGTAGGTTCAGTTGTTTGTTCAATTCTGAACGTATTAGTATTACTTCCTGATAAATAGTATGAGTTCATGTTGTCTATAAGTGTTCATTATCTATATTTTAACAATCAAATAGATAAATGTAGTTATCGGACATAAAAAAAGAGGGAACGTTTGTTCCCTCTTTAGTTCTTACATCGTTATATACGATGAGAGTGTATAATAGTAATTTATGAAGTTACAATTGTAGGTGCAGTTACAGCCGCAAATGGGTTATCAACAGTTGAACCAGATATAAATCCAGCTGGAAGTTGTTCTTCACCAGTCATAGAAACCGAGTAGCCATATAGGTCACCGAGTCCTCCTCCAGTTTGAATTGTTCCAGCAGTTAAATCTGCTCCTCTATCTTGTCCCACTAACAATGCATCTCCTGCGTTTGTATGAACTACAATTTGAGGTCTACCATAAGCTAAAGTTTTTAGCTCAGTTGTCATCTCATTAGTTAACTTCTTTAAGTTAAGAGTTAATTCTTGAGAGAAGAAGGTAGTCCCGTTTTCTCTACTACTATTAACAGTCTCAGTATATGCCGATGTGCCTTTTAGTTCGTACTTGTAAGCAGTAAGTCCTGAAAAGTCTCCTGTTACCTCACCATCATTCGATCTAGTGAATGTTGACCCACTAACGAAATTGATAAAGTAAACGGCTTGTAAGCCCCCTACGGATTCTTTACATACTTCCTGTCTACCAGCTGTTAAATCACATGCCATAATTTTAAGTTGTATTTATTGTTAATAATTGTTAAAGTTATGGAAATTGGGGAAGAATTAACTTCCCCTTTCTCCAATATAATTCATCCTACTTATGCAGGGATGTGAATTGCGATATCACTTCCAATACCAAATTCAGTATCTCCAGTGTATCTCATAATCACACGATAGTTTTGTGAACCATCGAGGTCAGCCATGTCTAAAACCTTAACTTCGTTGTAGTCTGACATCAAACCTGTTCCGAAGAATAAGTTAGATTTCTCAGCAGCAACCATATAAGATGCAGTCATACCTGGACACATTGCCAAATCGATACCATTAAAGTTCATTGGTTTTTCACCAACAGTAACTTGATTGTTGTATCCGTTAGCGTAGTCAGTACCCAATACTTTTTGGTATGCCTTAGCAACGTTAGTTGGAACGTAGATTAATAAATCTTCTTTTCCAAATACAGTATCAGGAATTGCTTCGTAGATACCATTTAATGCAGCGATTACGTTAGTTGAATCGATTGCTCCAGATACAGCTGATTGAACAACAGCACCTGCACCACCTGCAGCAGCAGAACCACTAAGAGCTGGTAAGAATCCTCTGAATTCACCATTAACACTAGCAGAACCTTGCCATATAGAAGTTTCAGTTGCTTCAGCAACTTTACCACCTACATAAGAGATAAGGTAATCGTTAAAGTTAGCAGGAATCTCATCGAATGCAGAGTAGCCTAATTGTAAAGCTTCCCAAGAATCCAAGAAGTTTTGCTTACATAATTCCAAGTTTACTTGAAGTTCTTTTGGTGTCAATACTCTTTCAGAAAGAGCAACTGAGCCTGAAGTTGTGAAATCACAACTAGCATCGTGTACAATACCAGATACATCCAATTTTTGGATAATCTCTTTGTATTTTACGTTAGGAACAACGGTAATTAAATCGTTTTCCAAAGTCTTAGCACTTAACAAAGCAGCAGCAATATACTTACCAGCGAATTCCCCGGCGTATGTCGATGTTACTGTTGGAAGAGCGAAATTTTGATTTTTTCTCATTTTTACAGAATTTTAATTTTAGTTATAGAGTTTAGATAAAAAAGCTGATTGTCTGTTTGGTTTTCTACCAGCAGTTTTCTTTGTTACTTTCGAAGCCATTACTGGGGCTCCATCCAATTTAGGAAGTTCTTCTTCCTCAAGAATTTCTTCTTCTACTTCTTCTTCTACTTGCATGTCAGCTAGCTTCTTTTCAAGTTCTTCGATTCGGTAGCTCATTTCTTCAACGGTCTTTACAACCTCTTCTAAATTGATAACTACTTCTTCTTTCTCCTCATCTTCAGAAATTTCTTCTTCCAATTTAGTAGAACTCATCTCATCTTCAGCTTTTGGTTCTTCAGTTGCTTCTTCAACATTCTCTCTGGTTTCTATGATTCCATCTTTAGTGATGATACGGATACGAACTTCGTTTCCTTCTTCATCCTTTAAGAATAATTCATGTTCTCCATTTGGTGCTGGGGATTTAGTTCCATCTTCGGCAATTACCTCAACAGCTTCTCCAACATCGAATGTTTTAGACTCAACTTCTGTTCCATCCACTAATTTTGCGATAACAAAGTTAACTTCCTTTTTCGTTTCCGAAGATAGTAAAGTCATAATCTTGTTTAAGACAGTGTTTGAATTCATATTAATTAAGTTTAATTATTAAAGTTATAACAATTTTATTAGGATATTTCCAAAAATTGTTTTATATTGTAAGGTTTATTGTATTGTAAGTGTTACTATGTAAGTGTAAATGTACCATTAGATAAAAATGTATGAACAGTATCACCACCAACAGTAGTAATAATACCACCATTGGCTTTTTGAGCTCCACTATATCGTATTACTACAATACCACTCCCACCACTTCCAGCTGTTGCTGATTCTTCACAACTACCACCGCCACCACCTCCGGTGTTAGCAGTTCCACTTATAGCAGTGTAACACCCTGCTACGTTATCACCCCCTCCGGCTCCACCGCCACCAGCACCACCGAGTCCACCTGTTTTTTTAGGAAAGGTAGAAGATGAACCACCGCCACCGCCACCGCCAGCATAATCGGTTAAAGTAC